ATCTTCCTCGAACTGACGCTGCTGCATCAGTTGCATCTCGATCTGGATGGCGGCGCCCATGTTGGAGCCGCCCTGCTTCTTGGCCTGTCTTACCGCTTTGGTGGCCTCGTGCTTGGCATCAAAGTACTTGCCAAGCAACGGACCCAATGACCGCACATCGTCCACAGTGGACGACGCCTTCTTGATAAGGTTGACGGCCGTCGAGACGGCCGCCATTGCGGTAAACGGGTCGATCACGGTTTGTCGGCTTTGCCGTCCAACTTGTCAAAGATCTGCTGCAGGATGTTCTTCACTTCCGCAATGTCAGATCGATAGTCGTCCTTCTGCACGTAGGTCAAGGACATCTCTGCTTGCTTGTCCTCCAGCCGCTGGATCTTGCGGGTGATCCAGTTGAAGACGAACACCGCAAGGAAACCCGCGACGCTGACGACGATGTTGAAAAGCTGCTGGTTCTCCATGGCGCTACTTGAGAGTCAGTTGGTAATCGGTCGACAGGTACTGGACGATGATCTCGTCGATGATGTTCTGGATCGGCGTGTCCTCCTTCGGACGCACCTTGTACCGGTTGGCTTCGAGCCACTCACGCTGCTGGTACAGGATCTCCGCGATTGTCCCTTGGTACTCGTTTTCGAGTAGGGGTAAATCCCGGATGCGCTGGCGAGTGCGCCCCATGTACGCCTCGGCCAGCTTGTCGGCCAGGGGCAGGATCTTGGTGTAGAACTCCTCCAACCCCTTGTGGCCGGCGTAGCTGCCAGGCCCTTCAATCGCGAAGTGCTCGCGATGCGCCAGGTCACGCGCCAGGAACAGGAGTGCGATGAATTGGCCGATCATGTTGCGGTCCTTCAGCAATGTGATAGTCAGGCCCAGGAAGCGGTCGGCCGGGTCGGCCACTCGCTCACCGTCACCGGCGGATCCACCACGATGGCTCTTAACGCCAGCCGGTAGGTGTCGAAGTCCGAACCGTTCACAAGGTGGGGCGTGTTCGACGTGTTGCGCACGCTGGCCAGGTCAGCCCAGTCGGACTCTTCCAGCAGCTCCTTGGCCCGAGCGGTATTGGCCGCCTTGAACTCCGCATCCTTGCGCGCTTGGTACTCCGCCTCCTGCGCAGCAGCCGTGTGCACCGTGCCATCCGGGTCGGTGTAGTCGGCGAACACAGGGCCGAGCACGTACTTGGTGTACCAGTAGCCGTCTTCGCCCTGCTCCACCCCTTGGCGCATCGAGTACTGATAGATCGTGCCGCCCGTCGCCGGCGGGCCTTCCAAGACCGCATCTGCGCCCAGGGCGTCTAGGATCTCGGTGGTCGTGATCTCCCAGGTTGGACCGTCGTTGGCTTTGATGTAAGAGCGGAACTCGCTCTCAAACATCACCTGCCCCGTGGATCGAATTCTGATTTCCATGGCTGTTCCTTATGCGATGGCGATGTACAGATACTGACCCGCCCCGTTGTTGATTGGTGACGCGGTCGCAGTGATCTCAAAACCAGCAGTCCCGTACTGATTGACCCAGTTCGTACCGGTTACCTCTGCTGTGGCACTGTTGATCCTGAGGTAAGGCTCGTTGGAGATAGAGACGCCCCGGGCCGTGTCCCATACGAACCAGTCACTACCAGTACCGTTTGTGCGCTTAATCATCAAAAAACGGAAGCCACTGGTGAAGCCGCAATCGAACTGCAACAACCCGCCGCCGGAGCCAGAGTAGGTGCCAATCTTGCAGATGCCGGGGGCGGACGCAAACAGATAGGCGACGTAATTGCTGCCGCTACCGTCAAACGTTGAAAGGCTTGCGACCCCATTGAACGCGGCAAGGTTCAGGTTCGTGGCAGTACCCAATGCAGCCGCCGCTGTGCCTAGCCGCTGGCTTGAGCTATTGAGAACAGCAATTGATCCGCCACCAGCGACAGGCCAATCGGTACTTGCTCCTCGCGACTTGATGATCACCAACTCAGGGGTGACCCCGAGGTTGTGCGCGACGGTCTGAGTACCCGTGCCACTACCGCTGTAGCAGACGACATCGAAGAAGCCCGGCGCGCGCCGGAAGCTGTAATTGACCTGTCCACTGAAAGGGGAGAATACAGAGCTTGGCGAATAGCTCGTGTTGTCAAACCACCGTGCTGGCGCGCCGTAGAAGCCCTCACTATTCGGTGCCGCCGTGTTGAGCGCGTTGGAGATTTCACTGACGCCTGGGGCGGAAACGCCTCTCAGTCGATCACCAAGGAACCATTTGTAAGACAAACTGGTCGACGCCAAGTTGCCGGTAATCATCATGTCGGTTGTGAAACCTTGCGTGATGGCACCTGACCCACCTGTTGTCTGCGGAACGAACACCTGCGTGCCGCTCGTCGGCTTTTTCATCGGGCCGCGACGGATAGCCATGTAGATGTACGTCACGCCCGACTGATTGATGTCTGCTGCTGAGCCCGTTATTGTGAGCCCATCGGCCACCGGTGACATCGTGTACCCGGGATTCTCTGCCCCGCTCAAATTGGGCTGCAGCAACCGTTGGGTCGCACCGTTGGGCAGGCCGCGCATAATGTCTGCAACTTGCCAGTTGTTTGTTGTGCCCGCGGCAACTTTGAACATGATCCACTGCGGCTCCCAGCCAAACGTCAGCTTCTGGCTAGTGCCGTTGCCGGTATATGAGCCGCACGTAATCACATTGTCCGTACCCGTCAGGCCAAAACCTCCTGCGTCGTGGGCGAAGAGGTAGGCGACGTAGGTTTCTCCGGATTTGTTTACATTTAGATCGGTGCCCAAAGAAAAAACTGTGCTTGTTGGTGCTGTGTTATTCCAAAGTTGATTGCCTGCTTGACCGTCACCTGTGGTGTTCAAAAACAGTATTGATTGTTGCGGTAAAAACCCCATTGCCGTGGTTGATCTGTGATATACACCCCAATTGTATATACTATCAGTCGTGCTTTTAATAATGATGCAGCCGGGCACGGAACCAAGATTGTGGGCAACAGTGCGATTTGCGCCTGTCCCCGTATACGTCACAATATCAAAGAACTTCGGCTGCTTGCGGAATGACCAGGAAGCATAGGTTTCGGCGCTGGTGTTGAGCTTTGCCAGTGCGCCAATTGAAAACCCAGTAGCCCCAAAAGAAGTCAGGCCAGTAGACTGTGTTGTTTGTGCAGCAGAAGAATTCGACTGGAGGTCGAATGTTGCACCTCTTGTTGTGTCATACAGCGCATGTGCTGTCGCTCCAGAACGACCCTTCATCCAAACCATCCCGCCCTTGCCAGCCAGGTCAATCCCGTTGGTGATGGTTTGTGCGGCGCCCGTGCCCGTGTAGAGCCACGTCGAGAAAACGTCCTCGATGTAGACCGGCTGCGCACCGCCAAGCGTCAGGCCAAACCCCTGCGCTGACGCGGCACCTTTGGTTTCAAGCAGCGGCATCGTCTACCCCTTATGCGAACTTGGTTTGCGAGGCCAGCACGGTGAACGTGGAGCTGCCGGTCTTGAAGATCGTGTACACGTACACGTCAATGCTGCTCGCGTTGCCCGCGGCCGGCGCAGTCCCGCCCTGCCACTTCGGCGTCACGCTGCTGCCGTCGACCTGTACCGCGTTGTTGTAGTAGGCGGTCGAGCCCTGCGGTACCAAGAAGGCCACCGTCATGGACTGCCCAACAGACATCAGGGTGTCGAGACTGGTGCCGCTCGATCCGCGGAAGTTCACCGTCCAGTTGCCGGTGGCGTTGCCGGTGTAGTACAGAACCGACTGCGTCGTGACGTCGAAGTTGATTGTCCCGGTGGCATTCAGAGCAGTGACCGTGGCCGCTTCCGCAATGTCAGAGAACACAGCAGCGACCGCACTTGCCGAGCCATTGAATGTCGCGGTTGCATTGAACGTCTGGGCAGCACTGAAGGTCTGCGCAGTTCCAAGCGCAGCCAGGGTGCTGTTGGCATCAGGCAGCGTGTACGTGCGAGCAGCGGACGGACCGCTGATTGTCAGGGCCTGCGTGATCGTAGGAACCGTCGTGTTCGCATCCGGCAGCGTGATCGTCCGCGCTGCGCTGGGGCCGGTGAAGGTGAGCTGCTGCGCAGAGATCGGGATGTTGGTGTTTGCGTCAGGAACGGTGATCGTGCGGTTACCTGACAAAGCTGCCGGAGTAATCGTGGCGCGCCAAGCATTGACCCCAGCCGCGCGGCCGGTGACGACGATGCCGTCTTGACCGGTGGTTGTAGACGTGAGGAACGTGACGCCACTGGCGTTGCCAAAGGTCTTGGCGCCGCTGAATGTCTGGGTGTCTTCCAGGGTCGCAACGGTGCGAGTTGCAGAGCCGTTGCCAAACGAAAGGACGCCGCCAAAGTATCCGATCTGACCTGCCGTAGCGCCGGCTGCGCTAAGCGAAAGAATAGGGGTGGTCAGCGTCTTGTTGGTCAGCGTTTGGAAATCGGTGGTGCCGACAATCGTGCCACTAGGGGCAGTAAGAGATGTGCCCCATGCGCTTCCCGTGGACACTGCGATGCCCGCGCTGGGGTACACCATGGTCGAGCTTGCAGCGATAGTGATGCTGCCAGCGCCGTTGGTGATGGAGATCCCAGAGCCGGCCGTGAGTGTGGCGCGAGTAAAGCCGCTGCCGTTGCCGATATCGAGTTGGCCGTTGCTGGGGGTTGAGGTCAAGCCCGTGCCACCGTTGGCCACTGGAAGCGTACCGGTAACACCGGACGTCAGGCTGACGTTCGTGATGGTGTTGCTTGCGCCGCTGATGGTCTTGTTCGTCAGCGTGTCGGTCGTAGCCCGACCCACAAGCGTGTCAGTGCTTGTCGGCAGGGTCAGCGTACCGGTGTTGACGATCGTGCTAATCGTGGGGGACGTGAGCGTTTTGTTCGTCAGCGTCTGAGTGCCAGTGGTCGTGACGTTAGGCACCGTGCTGCTGGTCCAGCTCACGCTCAGGCCGGGGATGCGGAACGACGTGATCGAGGCGTTACCAATCGTCACCTCGTTGGACACCGTGGCAGAAGATGCCGCGGCGTTGTAGCCGATGATGATGTTGTTGGAGCCGGTCGTCAGGTCGTTCGTGCCGGACGATCCTGCGCTGTCGCCGATGGTGACGTTCTGCGATCCAGTCGAGATCTTGTCGCCAGACTGGAAACCGACAGTGACGTTGTTGTCGCCGGTTGTGATCGCGTACAAGCTCTGCGAGCCGATCGCCGTGTTGCTAGAAGCAACAATTGAAGTGTTAGAAACGTTGTAGCCGGCCTGGTATCCAACATAGGTGTTGTTCGTGCCGGTGTTGCCGCCCTCGGCCCGACCGGCCTGAACGCCGATATGGACGTTCTGAGCGCCAGTCGACCCCTGACCTGAGAAGAGGCCAGCATTGATCGTCGAAGAACCAGAGGTTCCGCTCTGGTACCCGATAGAAAGCGTCACGCCGTTGTCGGCAATGGGAACTGCAATCGTGCTCCAAGACAAAGTGCCCGAGCCGTTGGTGGTCAACACCTGACTGGCAGAACCATCCGCTGCTGGCAGGGTCCAGGTCACGTTGGACGCCACAGTGGCCGGGGCCTGGAAGGCCACCCAGTTGCTCGAATCAGCGTCGGCAAACCGAAGGTCGGTTTGCGCATTGAGCGTCAGGTCGCCGGTCATCGCGCCGCCGGTCAGCGGCAGGTAGCCAGCGGCAGGCAGGTAAGCCGCCTGCCACGCGGTACCGGAGTACACGCGCATCTCGCCGGCCACACTGTTCCAGTACAGGGCGCCGGTCAGCAGCGGGTTGCCGTCGTTGTCGACCGTTGGATTGGACGTCTTGCTGCCCAGGTATCGGTCATCGAACTCGTCGTAGCTGTTGGCTGCGGCGGTTGCGCTGTTGGCCGCGGCCGTGGCGCTACCAGCGGCGGCAGTCGCGCTGTTGGCGGCGTTGAGCTCACTGGCGGCAGCGGCCGACGCGGAGGCAGCCGCGCTGGTGGCGCTGCCCAGGATCGAGTCCACGTAGAACTTGGTGGCCGCATCCTGGTTGGCCGTGGGGTCGGCCATGCCGGTGATCTTGTTGGACCCCATGGCGATCGCGCCGGACATCGTGCCGCCGCTCAGGTTGAGCTTGAGCGCCAGGGCGGTGTCGACCTCGGTCTTGGTGTAGGCGTCGGTGATGCCGTAGCCGGAGATCGTGGTTGGGTTGGTGCCGCCGGTTGCCCGGCCCCACTGGTCGACGGTGATCGAGCGGTACGTGCCGGCCGTCACGCCGGTGGTGGCCAGGTCGAGCTCGTCAGCGCCCGCAACAATGCGCGAGCTCGAGGCGGTGTTGACGTTGAGCGTGTTGCCGGTCTTGGTCATGCCGGTGCCGGCAATGACCTGGCCAGCGCCGGAGAACTGCACCCAGGTGACCGAGGTGCTGCCCAGCGTGCCGCCGGCCGTGACCGTGCACACGTAGCCGTTGTTCGCGCCGGCCGTGCCGGCCTCGACGAACGAGTAGGCGTGGACCAGCTCGTCCCAAGTGTTGGCGTCAGCCGAACGCGCCCACGAGCCTGCGGCAACTACGTAGATGCCGTTCTCAGACGCGGTGGACTGGTCCTTGACCAGCACCCGGTCGCCAGCGATCACGGCCACGCCGTCGATCGTCTGCGTGCCGGACAGCGTGATGTTGGCGGTCGTAGCCACCCTGCAGCTTGCCTTGGCGTCCAGGCCCTGCACCGAGTTGTCGACGTAGATCTTGGTCGCTGCGTCCTGCGCATTGACCGGGTCTCCCATGCCCGTGATGCGGTTGGTGCCCATCGCAATGGCACCGGACATGGTGCCACCGGTCAGGTTGAGCTTCAGCGCGTCCTGCGTGTCGACGTAAGCCTTGTTGGCCGCGTCGCCGTTGTTGGTCGGGTTGGGCAGGTTGATGATGGTCGCGGAGCTCCCCGCGTCCATGTCGAGCTGGCCATTGATCGTGACGTTGTTGAACTGGCTGGTGCCGCTGGTGGCCGTGACGTTGCCCGTCACGTTACCCGTCAGGTTGCCAGTCACGTTGCCCGTGACGTTACCGGTGAGGTTGCCAGTGACGTTGCCGGTCAGACCCGAGCTGGCGGACAGCGTGGTGAACGCGCCAGACGACGGCGTGGTGCCGCCGATCGGCGTGTTGTTGATCGTGCCGCCGGCGATCGTGACAGCCGAGCCCAGGCCAGCCGTGCCGTTGACTGAGAGGTTGGTGAAGCTGCCGGCCGCGCGTGTGGTCGCGCCGATGGGCGTGCTGTCGATCGTCGAGCTCGTGATGGCCAGGCTCTGCAGCGCGCTCGATGCAATCAGCGCCGTGCCGCCGGCGTTGATCATCGCGACCTTGTAGCCGTTCCCGGTCAGTGTCGGCAGCAGATTGAAACCCGCGGTGATGGAGTCCAGCTCCGAGCGCATCGCGGTTGACGAACCCGGCGAATTGGGCGTCGGGTACGTTGTATGGTTGTAGTAAGAATTCGACATCAGCGCAGTCCTCGACGCATGGTGTAGTGCACGATGATGGTGTTCACCGTGAACTGCTCAAATAGATCCGAAGCACAAGAGATTCGGATTGCGATGTTCTCCGCCGTGCCGCTCACCTCCACTTCAGAGGGGGTCACGTCAGAGCCGTCCCAGACGAAGTTGTCCCAGATCATGGAGTCCCAGTAGCTCGAGCGCAGGTCCGCTTCGTAGGTGGAATCAAGCGCCTGCGGGATCTCGGAACGCCGATACCCAAGGTCGTACCCGAACTGGATCTCGGCGTAGTAGTTGCCGGAAAGCTCGACGCTTCCACGGCGGTAACGCTTGAGGATTCGAGGGGATTTAACCGAGTCGTAGACCAGGTTGAAGCTGGCCGGGATCACGTTTCCATCGAAGCTGGTCCCCACGTCGAGCTGGTAGACGTAGCCGTTGTCCGAGCCGAAGAACGAGACGGCGTTGCCGTTTGCGTTCTCGCCCTCCACACAGACCAGGACCGGGTTGGCGAACTCCACCGGCATGGTGCCCAGCAGCTTGCCGTTGACCATCGTCATGTAGACGCCAGTGGCATCGCTGAAGAACACCCGGTACTGACCCTTGACCCGGCTCAGCGAGCTGGCCGTGGCCGTGTTGATCCTGTTCTCCAGGTACGGCCGCAGGTTCATCGTCAGAGACGCCGGCAAGAAGTTGCCGAAGTTCAGCGTCGTGCCCAGGCCGATGATCCCGCGGTCATCCAGCACGTAAGCCTGGTCCATGTTCTGCGCGGTGTACGGCACGGCGCCGGTACCGGTGTTGAACGTGGACAGCGCGAAGTTGGCTTCGCTGGTGCCGTACAGCACCGACGTGTCGCGCCTGGTGTAGACGCCCAGCGCGCCCGAGGACTGGTCGCCGGGCAGCACGATCAGGTTGGTGATCTGCGCAGCCAGGGCAATCTCGCCAGCGCCAAGCACCGGGTCCCAGCGGTAGGGGTCACCTAGTGCAGAGAACTGCAGCGAAGCACCGAACGACAAGAACAGGTGCTGCTTGTGCACCGCAATGTGCGTCGGCTTGTCGTTGGGCATCGTTGAGTTGATCGGCACAAACGTCGTGCCGTCGAACTCGAATGCCCGGTTCTTGCCGTCGCAACCGTACAGGCGGTAGTTCGCATCCCCGCCGCCGAAGTTGCCGACCACGGTCTCAAAGCGGCCATCCTTGGCCAGCGTGATGGCGGCCTGCGTGCCGTCGGCGTCCGCGCTGTGCGTGCCGCCCACGCGAAGCTGCTCGTTGTTCTGGAAGGTCCCGGTGATCGACGCGAAGATCAGCCGGCCAGCAGCGTCGTTGGTCGACCAAGCTCCAGACTCAATGACAACCCGCTTGACCACGCCGGTAGCGCCGCTAGTGTTCCCGACGACCGTATTGCCGTCGACGATCGCCTGCGTACCGTTGTCGAACTTGAGCTCGAAGCCCAGGTCGACTTTGGTCCAGCCGCTGCTTGAAGACTTGTACATCTCGGC